GACCGGAATTTCGAGCGCAAAGGTTTTTTCGGCTCCAAATGGAAGCCCCGGAAGAACAAAAAGGCGAAAGGGTCGCTCCTGCATGTAACGGGAAAAATGCGCCGTTCGATCCGGGCGTCCGTTCGTGGGAAAGGGGTGCATTATTCCTCCCCGCTGCCGTACACCGCACTCCACAACGAGGGCGGAAAGTTCGCACAGAACGTCCGTACCCATACCCGGACAAACAGGCGCACGGGCAAGACCTATACCGTGCGGTCGCACACCCGGCAGATAACGATGCCGAAACGCCAGTTTATCGGCGACCACAAGGAGGTGCGGCAGGCGATCAAACAGATCGTCCACGAGAATATAACCGAGTTTTTCGATAACCTCGCAAAAGAGTTGAGAAAATGAGAAAGGCAATCTACAAAGCCGTTGCCGACAGGCTGAAAAATCAAAAGGTCGGTGTCAAGTTCGTAAGCCTGTGGAACCGGAACACCGAGCAACTTTCCAAACAAAAGGCGTTCCGGCTTCCTGCCGTGTTCGTCGAGTTCGAGCCGATCG